CAATGAGTTTGAGTTCCACTCCCAAGCAGTTGCTAATATATATTCAAGCTTAGGTGACAGGTTCTTTAAAGCTCAGTGTCAGCCCGATGACGAGCCTCGACTCCGATCTCTTTCCGAGACTTTCATGGACAGGTTTTTCTAAGGTCTGAATCCCGAACAATGGGTGCCACAAGACCCCCTCGTCTACTCTCGAGACAACTTCGATAGTATATCGAAGACCAAAGCCTACTTCTACGGCGTGCAAAGGGCTTGGCTCCATCGCGATTACGATCGAGGGGCCTTCAAGCTGATGGTGAAGAGTGGCGAAGTCTACTACACCACTAATTAGAGCACCGATCCCTAAAGTGTGGTGGCATCCGAGAGACCGCGCGGGATCATGGTCCCTGAGTCTGACGGACAGAAGTTCTCAGCTAGTCTCTAGACCCCAATTCTTCAGGGGCTTTCTCGTCACCATGACGCGTTCATCTACGGATGCAATACAGAAGAGATTTGTCGCCGCTTCAACAGCGTGATAAAGTTCGGTTGGAAAGCTCTCTGTATTGACGGGTCTAGCTTCGACTCCACACAACATGCAAGCATCATTCGCATGATTGATGTTGAGTTTTTGCATTGAATCAGAGCCTTCATAGTCAATCACATGAAGTAACTGGGCCCTGATCCAGAAGGACATGCTGATGCTTGGCTCGCAGCTCAGAGTGATCTATAGAGGCACTTGTTTGTTAATATGCCAGGAGTCAATTACTCTAAATATACCCCGGCATAATCCCAATCCTTCAAGAGGTATATAGGGACACGGAAGAAAGACCACATTCCCTTCACTTTTGAGGGTCTTACACCTAGTGGTGACGCTCTCACTACCACTCTTGGCAACACCATCCGGTCTCTGTTTTACGCATGGGTGTATTGCGAGGGGATTGCTGACCCCTTCTCGTCAGAGAAAGTACGAGTCTTCGCGGCAGGAGATGACGTGGTCTTCCTAGGGGAGCCCTCTGTTCTAGAGAGGATCCAGAAATCAATCCTAGAGAGGAGCTCTAGGAACCACTTGAAACACACTCTCACAGGACAGATTGTCAAAAGTGCGAACATAACGGAGCTCTCGGAGATAGAGTTCTGTTCTAAGTGGTTTTTCATGACCAACTCTGGACTCTAAGCCACCAGAGATTACAAAAAGACCCTCTGTACTAAGATGATGTACAGCAAGAAGAATGCGGCCATCTTCTTAAACCCCGACATATACGCTGCTGCCATATATGAAGGAGTCAAATCCGAGTGCTCCTCTTAGCTGATAGAGGACATCCTGTACAGCAGGATGTTAAAGCCTACCGACCTACCTGTCGGCAAGAAGTACAAGGTTTTTGACAGCCACAACGAGATCAGTCCTACTGACTATATGTTAGAGGACTAGATCAACTCTAGGTTGGGCATAGGGATATCCACTCTTATGGATGCTGTCGAGCATAGGCAGCTCATCATTAATGGTATCCTCGACAGCGACCGAGAAGATGAACAAATGAAATCTTACTCGGAAACCGCAGTAAATCTTAGCGGAGTGATGACTGCATGGGAGCAGTGCATTCTCGCCAAACACTATCCAGGCAAATACGACACGAAGTTCGTAGCTGGCATGAATCAAGTCACATCTGACACCGGTGTCTTAAGGGCACAATAAACTCTGAATTCAATTGCCCAGTTTAACTTAACTACAGAGAGTATCGCAGCCCCTGGAATCAACACGTACACGATAATCCTGTACTGTCCAGCTATCTCGGCTATATACGCGCCAACCCTTTCAGGTAGGGCTTCTGGTGTCTGCATTGGACAAACTTCTTCCCTCAACGTTGCTAACTTTGTCAGGATATCTGACTTTACTGATGTGGAAGGAGCTTACTCCATGGTGGACATATGGAAGTCTGACGGGACAGGCATTTTCTAGAATGCTATGGTGTGGGCTCATGAGATGGACATTGTCCTCAATGGGCCTCTAGCTAATCAGTCAGGAGTCATATATTGCGGCCACTTCCCATTCGGTTCTCTTTTATCCAGCAATAATGATACTCAGAGCAACTTCACTCTCAGTCAACTCATCAACAATTGCTCAAAGCAGTTCAAGATGGGATCCGAACCCATCCAGCTCGTCAACGCTCTGGTGAATAACGATCTCGTCTTCCAGATGGGCATGACTATGGACGAGCTTGAAGAAAACCACAGCAAGTTCTCCAACGAGTACGTTGCATACGCTATAATCGAGAATGCGTTTCGAAGCATCGACACTGGTTCCTCAGTTCAGTACACTATCGATATCCATCACTCTGCCAACTACGTTGCCAACCCTAAGGTAGGAGACTCCTTTGCTTAGTCTATCAACTATAAGACTAACATTAATAGGACTACCGGAGGAATCCAGGGGCAGTAGTACGTCATAATGGGCAGAGATGGAGACGCAGTAGGTTCGAGCAAGGATCTCCCCATCGGAGCAAGGAATGGCTAAAGAGCTCGAGCTCTTAATGGCGCTGGACAGCTAGTCCAAGCTGTACCAAAAGTGGTAGCGAGCCTGCCCAATCCGGCCAGACAAGCAGTCTATAAAGGAGCTGCATAGGCCAAGAGAAGAATCCAGAACACTGGGCCAGTAAAACAGTTCAAGAGGCTACCTAAACCCGTCCAACAAGCCGCCAAGGACATCACTCGAGACTTAATAGTCAAGGGACCTAAAGACGCCATAGGAACAGCGATTTCCTATCTTCCTACACTCATGAAGAGACCC